AGTTAGCAACTCCGCCATAGTATCTCCAATCCGAATGATTTATTTTATTGATTGAGAATAGTATAGCACAATCATATTTTCTAGACTATATTCTAACTCTTTCCATATAGTATAAACTCTGCATACTCCTTTTTGTGTTCATCTATGAATACTGCGAGTTCATAATACCCGCATATATAGGCTTCCTTCTGGACACCATAGACATCAAACATGTTATACCTCCCAGAATCTCTGATGTCCAAAATTTGCTCCTTAATCTTGTCCGTTAATAATCCTGGTTCTGAATAATATGCAGCATACCTTGCGTAGCTGTACCCTTCGCTTTCAATCAGAATTCCGTCCTTAGCTCCCTCTCCTTTGACATATATGCAGTGGTAGACGCCATTGGTGTCAATATACATGGCATGGAGGTTCTGATCAATGAAAGTATAGTCGTCCAGAAGGTTATTAGCGAAGTTGTCGTACTCAGCTTGGGTAAGCTCCACTATCTCCTCGATAACAAACTGGCTGCCTTCAGAGGGCCTTGTGGCCCTAGATTTGAGCTCTGCAACATCAACTGGCTTCCTTAAGAATACAGCCTTAGCCATTGCGCTTGCCTCCCCTAATGCCTTCGTAGTTGAAGTTGCCTTTCCTTATCTCCGCATTCTCGGCCTCAACCGCTTTATTGTAGTCCTCGTCCTTCATTTCCTTCTGCCAGCACTCCATGCATATGCAGTCTGTGTTGAACATTGACATTATCCTTCCATCCTTGAGTTCCTTGTGGCACCTGTCGCATCTTGTCTGCGAGAAAAACCTGTCTCTCATCTTTCTTCCTCCAGCTCTTCCAGGGCACTATTTAGTTCCTCAAGAATGTTACTTGCATATTTGTGAGCAGTGATATTCACCCTCGTGCCAACAATCTCAAGGTCACCTTCAACCATCTCGATTAGTACTTTCACCAGCTCAACCGCTTTGCTGTTCTCTACGTTGGTACCTGTCGGGCGGAACCTTCTAAATGCACCTTCCTTAATCAGGGTCTCAAGCTCTGTCTCGCTGTACATCATTACAACCTCATCCGGTTCTCTTACATTCTCAAGAATGAAGTCGCTGCCCCATTTGCCGATGATCTTGCAGGTTATCTTTCCGTTCTTTGTGATTAGAAAATCACCTTTTTTCATACACTAATTCCTCCCGATTATCTTGTTATTACATATATCACTCTAAAAGCTATATATAGCAAGTTAATCTTGAGGTTAATGTGTAAGTTTAGAGACTGAGGATCCCCCTCTCATCATAGATGCTACCCTTTATCTCATTTCTGATGGCTCTATCCAGGGCCATGATTAAGGCAACAGCTCCGTCAATCTTCTCTGTGCTCTTCTCCTTGTCCGGTTTTATATTGCCGGCAGGATCCGTCTTTACGTATATGTTGTCCATCATCCAGCGGAGCACAGGATTACCACCATGGGCTAGCTTCTTCTCTAGTGTCAGTTTCATGAGTTCCTTGGTCGGTGGAGACATATCCTTGTATCCTTGACCGAAGGGCACGACTGTAAATCCCATTCCTTCAAGGTTCTGGACCATCTGCACAGCTCCCCATCTGTCGAAGGCTATTTCCTTAATGTTGTACTTTGTACCAAGTTCCTCGATGAAGTTCTCTATGTAGCCATAGTGGACCACATTGCCATCTGTGGTTTTGATGTAGCCATGCATCTCCCAGGTGTCATAGGGCACATGGTCCCTTCTAACCCTGTTTTGCAGGTTGTCTTCTGGTATCCAGAAGTAAGGCAGTATTATATACTTTTCCTCCTCTGTACTTGGTGGGAACACCAGAACAAAGGCTGTGATGTCTATAGAACTTGAGAGGTCAAGACCAGCGAAGCACTCCCGGCCTCGCAATTCTTCTGGATCCACTACAAAGTCGCACTCATCCCAGTGGTGCATTTGCATCCACCTGACTGACTGCTTAACCCAGATGCAAAGCCTAAGCTGTTTGAAAAGATTCTCCTCTGCAGCATTCTGTCTTGCATTCTCACAGGCAATCTTTATCTTGTCCTCCTGGACAGTTATTCCAAGACTAGGATTTGCTTTCTTCCACACTTCAGGATTTGTCCAATCGTCATTTTCATCAGCAGCATAGATAGTCGGGTAGAATGTAGGATCCACCTTTCTACCTTCAAGGATGTCTATAGCTTTCTGGTGGAGTTCATAGCCTATGCTATTGAAGTCATTTCCTGCAGTTGTAATCAGGAAATTCACCGGCTGTCTTCTGGCGTCTGATGCACCATGAAGCATGACGTTCATCATCTCCCTATTGGCAACGTGAGTCTCATCAAATAAAACCGCTGTTGGTGAGATACCATGTTTCGAGTATGCCTCGCTTGAAAGCACCTGGTAAAAGGAGTTCATAGCCGGATATACTATCCTCTTCTGGGACGCCACGACCTTTAGCCTCTTCTTCAATGCAGGACTAAGCGAGATCATATCCACTGCCACGTTATAAATCAGACTGGCCTGAGCCCTGTCTGCAGCGCAGCTATAGATTTCAGCACCTCGCTCTCCGTCAGCAGTGAGCATGTACAGGGCAAGGGCAGCACCAAGCTCCGTCTTACCCTGCTTCTTAGCAATTTCCACATAGGCTGTTGTTATTTGCCTGAAGCCATTTGGTTTGATGATTCCAAAGATGTTCCTGATTATAGTCTCCTGCCAAGGGAGGAGTTTGAATGGCTGATTGTACCATTCACCTTTGGTGTGCCTCAGGTTCTCAATAAACCTGACTGTGTGATCAGCCCTCTCAGGCATGTAGGTTGACGTTGGCAGCATGAACTTTGTTGGGACAAACAGATCGCTTTTCTTATTAGCCAGTTATCTCACCGCATTCTTTTGGAAAATTGAGAGCTGCATACTCACCAAATAGCATTGATGCTGCATTGTCCCTAACCTTAGCTGCCAGCCTCGAATCATCGAAGGTTCCAATATGATACTTCCTACCACAGAAGTGGATGTATGCTTCGAAGGCATTCTCACGTTTGGCCTTGCTCACACCAATGTAGCCTGATGTATTTGACCTCTTTAAACTCTGATTGAAGCAGTTCTCTTGGTGGTTGCAGATCCTAAGATTAGACCTTCTATTGTCCATCCTGTCCCTTGAGATATGGTCCACTTCCATCCACGAAGGATAGTTCAAAATCACCTTATGGAGAGGGACAATCTTTCCCTTTCTCTTGGTAGAAATATATCCCTTCTTCGAAAGGTGCCAGCTGTGCTTCTTTACCTTGTCATAGTCAGCCTTATCAAAAGTAAAAGCCACACCGTTTCTGGTGTAGCCTGTTATGTAGGTATCTCTTTCAATGATCACATATGTCATTCCCCTGCACCTCCTTTGAGAAGAAGGAGCTCCATTGGATCATCACTCTCTAGTGGCTTATCAGTTACGATTCTGCTCCTAGCTGATGGTGTCAGCCCGAACTGCTCACAGAACCTATTCATTATCTTCAGGTAAGTCTGAGCAATAGATACCTGCGGCACCTGCTGCCAATACCCTGATGGAGTCTTTACTATGGTTCCATGCTTGGTTATAAATTCCTCAGCCTCTTTCCATCTTGCATAAGCCTGACAGTATCCAGCAAAAGCTGCCATGTCAACTTCGGAGAGGACTCCCATGGTTTCGAGTAGCTTACCGGTCCTTCTCCATTCCTTCTTGGCTTCAGCATCAAGCCACACAGGACACTTGGGCATCTTCTTATCCGGCTTTGGCTCATATTCGTTTATAGCACGTTTTCCTGGATTTCCTTCAAGGATCTTTATCGCAGTTGGTTTTGGTTTCCTGCCTCTCGTTGCCATGGTCATCACCTCCTTCCATGAGAAAAGAGCCCGAAGGCTCCATTTGCTATTCTATCTTTGGTTCGATTCCTCTAAATGCTCCGTTGCCCTCAAGGCCTTTTAGAAACGCTGTTCTCGTTTCCTTGTGCACATCTCCGTTTAGTCCTAACCTTATCAGCCACACTCTCAAAGCGTACTTTGGGTTGTCATCCTGTGAAGGTTTGTAGGATGCGTACTTCAGCTGCCTGGCCTGGTTTGCTGCAGCCTTTAGGACTTCTTTAAACGCTTTGACCTTATCCTCGCTGATCCCATCAGTATCGAAAAATGCCACCGGAACCTGATTACTTAGGTCGATTCTGAGCCCCTGCAGTCGCGCCCCTAAAGGCTCCAGGACCGCTTCAAGTTCCTTCAGGTCCGTTACCTTTGCCTCAGCTAGTTCCTCCGCAACACCAGCCCCCACAGGCCGCCAGTCAAGGCCTAACGCCAAGGCAACAAGTCTTTGTTTGCTGGCGATCATGTTGATAAGGTTTCGAATCGTTGCTCCTGTGTGTCCATAAAGGCTAACCTCAATCACCCCGTACTGCTTAGCTGGACCCTCACCCATAAGAATTCGCTCTGTGTAGGTTATCTCATCCTCGGTGGAGTTGCTGTTGAGTAAGCTCTCAAGTAACTGTTCAACTCCGGATGCATTTATGACCTCTCCAGTTCTTGTGATGGTGTACGTTGTCTTGCCATCTGTGATTTCGTAGCTGAAGCTTGGAGCCCCTTTGTACTTGGCCTTTGCACCCATCTTCTCCTCAACTGCCTTGATAACTTCTTTCTTGTCCATTTCAATACCTCCTG